ATACCAGCCAATAGCCTCTGGAGAAGCCGTAACAGTTTGCTGCTGTGCGGGGGTAAGATTTCCCCAAGGACCACCTTGAGGGGTGTATCCGCCTTGTCCTTTGCCGCCACCACCACACATTCAACTTCTCCGATTAACTTTGAGGCAGCGCCCCTTCATTTTGCCAGTTACCAGTCTTTGCCCCGTATAGGAAAAAACAACCAACTTCTGGGCCAAATAAGCGCCGATACAGCCTCATTTTACCTTCTGTCCTGTTATTCGACATAACGCCTATAATTAACGGAAGACCCAATTCGTCTGCGGTCTTTTTAGAAAATTCGCATAATTTTCTTGCTCGACCGCCCTTGGCGCTACGAAACTTTTTATCGACGTAAACTACTCTCTCTTCTAAAATTTCGTTGCTATTATACCACTGTTGGCCAATCCTGAGTAGCACGAATCCTTCTAAAGGTTTATCGGCTTCTCCAATTACGCCTACAATGCCAAAATGCTGATGTAGAGACGGCCATACCTCACTTAAAACCTTATTTATATCCGGGGAAAAGACACCATTTTCTTTAGCTACATTCAAAGCCAGATTCATTATTCCATCTAAGTCTTCAGGTGTCCCCACCCTCACCTTTACTTCTTCTTGCATATGCCTTCCTCAGTCCTTCTTCGGTCCGGGCAGCTTTTTCAATGTTTGAACAGTTTTTGCCCGATATCCCTTCACAAACCCATCAAGAATTTTGTGCCCCTTATCCATATCGGCTCCCCCTATGCGCGCGACATTATAGGGAGAAATAACATACTCACCGCCAGCGGCGACAATTTCTACTGGATTGCCCGTAGTATCGCCGTCGCCAAGATTTACATCGGTATTTTTAGTTCCTTCATATTCTTGTTTGCCAAAAACATCATTGGCAATCTGAAACCCAGCCATAGTGTTTCCTTCGCCCATAGCAGAAATAATATCTGCAGGGATCACATAAGCGCCAGAAGGAACATTAATAGGCAAATGATCTGTGCGGCCAGCGACATTACTATGTATAGGGCCAACGTGTATTTTTTCATTTACGCCACCACCTGTCGCGCGAGAACGTCGAGCCGTCTCAAGCGCTGCGGCGACTGATTGTTTTTGTGGATGACCAGAACGCACCATTTCAGCGATGTTGCTTGAAATCGTTTTATGAGATTTTCCCTTAGAAAGCGGCATTTTTTTAATCCACTGAGTAAGTGATGTTAAGGGATTGCCCTAATCCGGGCGTAACAACGAGGCCATTAGAAAAGTGAACGCCAACTGGGACGACACCAATTGCGGCAGGAACTGAAACAAGAATATTATTAGGCGTAATAAGAACTGAAGCGCTGGTTGGCGCGTTATATATTGCGCCATTTACCTGCAAAGAACCGCCAGAAGAATATACGCCAGGATTAGCAGCNATTGCGTATTGTATCTGTCCAGAACTAGAATTAGTTATTGCATATGTTCCGTTATAACCAGTAGGCGATATGCCCGTTACTGTAACAACCGAACCAATGGCGAATGTCGTTCCAGAATGAGAAATAGTGGCAGTTCCAGCAGACCAGCTAGCGCCAGTTACGCTAATGGTTGTTCCAGGAACAGTAACAACATAATTAACAAGTCTTCCAGCGCCAGAATAAATCGCGGTTGTTCCCGCAGAATATGGAATCGTTGCAGACGTAATCTGACCGCCAAGATACCCATTAATCTTGCTAATATTATTGATGCCAATAACACCATTCTTTTGGGCTGTAAGGATGTCATCTAAAGTCGCCATTAGAACTTTCCATCCTGCTCATAACGATAGCGCGTAGCGCCAATTCTCCAGAAAGATGCCGGGTCGTTGCTTTGAAGTTCAATAGACATTAATCGACCGCGAAATCTCGGAGTGATAAAATCTGTCTGATTGTTAAAGGCATAAGGGCCAAATGTCTGTGGCGTAGAATGAGGATAGTCGGTCACATAAAACGTCAGAGTTAAATCTGCCGTCTGTGGGCCATTATAATATCCCCATTTCATATCGGGCCATACTTGATCAACAAAAACCTTATATTCACCGTCAGATATTACAAAATAACCAGTCTGAAAGTTTGACGTCATGGGCTGATTATTTTGAGCGCCAGCGCCATCCAATGATGTTTCATGCTGATAAATATAAGCTGTTCCACCAAATATTCCTGCCCCAATTGGAGGCCCAAGAACCGACTGATTTATCCAAGCCGTTCTTGCAATACTAATAGCATCAGTAGAATTTGCAGTTGATCCAAAATCCCATTGATCAAGAACAGTATTATATTTTACATAAGCATTAACTTCACCACCGCTGCTTAATGTTGGGTAGTGCCATGCAATCTCGCCAAAATAAGAATTAGCAGCAACTCTTATTTTGCTTGCATTTGTTAAGTCTAAATCTTGGAAAATAACATCCCATATTGGACAGCGAATAATTTCAACGCCAGAGCCGCCAAGTTTAAAGAACTGACTTTGACCCATCCAATATACAATTCCATTTAAGGAGGCGGCAGCCTTACGGCCTACAAGGCCGCAACCATTACCAATCTCGTTAAATTGATAAACATATGGAGGGCCAGAATATTGCATCGCCCATATGCCAAGGTCTGTCCAGACAAGACCCTGTTGCGGACCTTGAATACAACCAACAATCGCAGAGCCTTTAGGTATTCTGTAGGAACCAGCTTGATTAGTTACAGTCGCAATCCAAGAATTATAATTCTCAACATCGCACCATCTAATTAAAAGAGGATCTTTAATGCCTGTAAAGGTAGATCCCCACGCAATAATCTGACGTTGCGGCATAGCAACAAAACAGCCATCATTAACAGCTGGCGCTTGAGGAATAATGGAGCCTATGGTCACGCCAGAGTTAGGTGTCCAAGTAAATATGGGGCCATTAACAAGGCCAGCAACCATTACTTGACCCCAGTTATCTATAGTCCAATCATCAGAAGCCACAGGCGTTCCTACTATTGGATTTGATGGAGCAACACCCGTTCCATAACCGCCAACACCATAACCACCGACGCCATATCCTGTTGATGTAGGCAATGGTAATGGAGTTCTATAGACAACATATCTTGCCTGATTTGAATTAAGATATGCGGTCGTGCTTGATGTCGCAATTTGAGTAATAAGAATATTAAAGTTATTTGTATCAACAATAGAATAAACAATATAATTGCCGTAAATAGTAACACCGGCTGCAGTTAAAGATATTAATACTGTAAATGTATCGCCTACTTGATACCCATTTTTAGCAAGGGTCACGTTGACTTGGTTAGAACCGCTAGTGAACGTAAATAATGGTAGAGTTCCACCTGTTGTTGTGGTGTCGGCGTTTAATGGATTACCTAAAGAGTCTGATGCCTGAACAATGAACTGATTAGTTCCATCAACATATGTAGCAGGATATAGTCCATACAATATATATCCATTATTAAAACCATTAACGCTTATAGGCGTTTCAACATAAACAGTATCTGTGCTGTAAACATAAGAACCAGCTGCAGTGATTGTTATAAAAGGAGAGCCAGCTATTGTTGCTGAACTAAACGCAACGTTTTGTGTGCTATTGCCAGGCGTAATAATTGTTCTTTGGCTATTACTAATAACAGAAAGACCATCTCCAGCTACAGAAGTTGCTTGAGCGCCAACGCCAAGATAGGCATTATTATTAGTATCTTCCCAAGCCCAAAGAGCCCTTACTATAGACCCTACAGTTGAATTGAAAAACTTTGTCCAGCCGCCAAGTTTTTGAACAAGACCAAGACCTTGCTTGTCTGGAATAAAACGAACAAGCTGTGTGTATGATATCGCCGCCTCGTTGAGTGCAAGCGTTCGGTTCTGATCGACACCTGGCTGAAGCTTGAGCGTGCTATGCGGCATATTCAATCTCCCACGCTAAGTTTTTTAGCTCTTGTGGGATCTTGTTGCTTTTAGAAATATTTTCTTCAGCTTTAATTACGCGCAAATTCCAAGGAACATGAAGACCTGTAAAACCATTGCCTTTTAGTGGATGAATATGGTCAACGTGATGTTTAACCCCAGATGTTTCTGTCATCATTTTAGCTGCTGAATAATACCATTGTATTTGCATTTTATGTATTTCAGTTAGCCATCTAGGTGTGGCTTGTAGCTTTGATGATCTTCGATATGATGAACGAGCAATATACTGATGTTTATGGTTTGTATAATGTCTCCTTTGTGCCCGTCGGTTAACTTCTCTATTTTCTTTTTGATAATTCAAAACTCTTTTAATTACAAAATATTTATTGTTTTCATAATATTCTTTTCTTTTCTCTAAAATAATTTCTCTACCTTTATAATATTTGTTTCTATCTCTTTGCAAAACATATTCTTTGTTGTTTTCTCTATATTTTGCACCGCGTGTTTTAGACTTTTCTGGATTGTCAAAATGCCATTTACTAGATTTTTGTGAATCACATAATTTGCAAATATTCATATGACCATCTTTTGAAGATGTTCTTTTAGAAAACCCATCAAAGGGCTTAATTTCTTCACACACTCGGCATTTTTTATATTGCATAATATTAACCACGAGTTGGTGTAGCAATGGGAGCGATCCCTTGAGAAGACCAAGCAGCAGCCTGAAATTTTTTACGCTCTTCCTCACTAAGCGCGCTCTTTAGCAATGCCTGATATTGCGTTTCATAAGTAATCGGCATTTGAGGATCATTGCCCAATGCAGACGAAAAATTACGCTGATAAGCGGCAATATATATCATGCTGGCCATAATAAATAAGTCTGGCAAATATAAACTGATAAACGTCGTCGTAACGGTGTTATTGCCGTTAGGATAATTTGGATATGTTGTGTCAGAAGTTGTTCCAGGGCCAAGACTGTAAGGTCTAAATGTTCCTACAATCTCAACATAATATGTGGCGTTGGCATAAGGGCCAACAAGGAACGTATAATCATCAAATGGACAAAAATATTGAGGCTGCCCAATAAGGGCCGCACTGCCATAAACAGCGTCCAAAAACTCTTTTGTCGTTGGTATAAGAGGAACTCGGATACAGGCTTCTGGGTTTGTAGAACCTGGAGGGGTGAGAAGATTAATTTGCTCGGCAACGACAAGAACGCCACCGCCATAGGGTGTAGACCCTGCAAAGTTAGTCCCAGCTGGAATAGAAATAGTTCGCGTCCCTGTCGGGACGGTATAGCTAGAGTTTGCTACTGATGAAAACAGAAAGTCCAAATCACGATAAATGCGGTTTTCCGCATAAGTGATCATGGATGGCAGGATCTGAACGAATGCAGTATCTGTCGCGCTGACGACGGCCATCGTAGCAATTTGCTGAACATAGCTGTTGGTGGTTGATGTGCCGTTAAAACTTAAGCCAGTCGTCATCTACTTACCCCATAATTAGGCGAAGTTTACCATAATAAGGGGGTCAATGGCTACTTATTGCCCCAGCCACATAACTCTTTACCGATCCTGTTATGCTCTTTAGCTTCCCAGATCGTGCCGTCGCTATCCTTGTCGCTCCAGTAAATCGGTTTAGCCGTCGCACAAAAGGTTGCCTGCTGACTAATCGGGGCGCTTGAATCCATCGTCGACATGCACCCCGCCAGGATTAAGCTGGCGCTCGCGCTCAACAGCAAGACGGGCCTCAAGGGCTTTATGTGCCGCATCTATCTGAGC